TTTTGGTTTATATTCTTATAATCCCTGACGGCATATCTTGTGCCGACACTAGCCACGACAGGAGGATTTTATGGCTAAAACAACTTTTTCCGGTCCCGTTCGCTCTCGGCGCGGTTTCATTACAGCGGGTCCAGATGCGGTAGTAAATATTACTGCTGAAACCACCCTTACTTTTGATGATCACGCTGGTCGTATGATTGAGGTCAATGATGCTGACGGCGCGGTGACCCTTCCTACCATTAAAGCTGATTCAAACGGAGCTTCTGCGGGCCAAGACGATCCAAACGTCAACAGTCACCTCGGTGCCGTTTATCGGTTCTTTATCGGGACGGACGCGACGGACTTGGACATCAAGACGGACGGAACCGATAAGTTTGTTGGGTCCGTAGCGGTTGGCGTTAATGATGGCAGCTACAAGGTTTTTCAACCCGCCTCCTCTAATGACGTCATCTCAATGAACGGCGGCACTCAAGGTGGTGATAAGAACTCCTACCTAGAGATCACAGCTATCGCTGACAACGAGTACCTTGTGCAGGGTGTTCTTATTGGCTCTGGAACTATTGCTACTCCGTTTGCAGATAGCTAATAGGAGTTAACCAATGGCTGACGCAGTAACCTCACAAACTCTTGCTGACGGTCCAAAAACTGCGGTAATGAAATTTACCAATGTCTCGGACTCAACTGGCGAGAGCGCTGTTACAAAAGTAGATGTTTCTGCCTTGTCTGCTAGCGCGGATGGTGACACTTGCACAGGTGTCACCATTGAGCGTATCTGGTGGCAGTGCATTGGCATGAAAGTACAAATCCTTTGGGATGCGTCTTCAGATGCTTTTTGTATCGAACTGGGAGAGAACCAAAGCGGTAGTCACGATTACACTGTTTTTGGAGGCCTTACTAATAATGCAGGGTCCGGTAAAACAGGTGATATAAACTTTACCACCGTGGGTGCCTCCGCAAATGACACGTATACGGTCATACTGTATATGAGAAAACAGTATTAACGGGTAAGTAAGGTGCCTGACTTTTCGCCTAAACATGGGGTTTTGTCGGGCACCTACTTCGTTGCCGTAGAGGGTATAGACGAGTTGGTTGTGACCGTTAAGTTTTTTGGGTTTGATGACCCCGAAGAAGTTTCAAACTTCATATATTGGTTAGATGTTATCTTGAACGAAACCGAACAAGACAGGGTTCTACACTAATGTCTAAAGGAAAGATGCCCGCCCGGAATAAGAAGAATTTTCGCTCCACGAAGTCTGGGGCAGGCATGACTAAAAAGGGCGTTGCTGCTTACCGCAAATTAAACCCGGGCTCAAAGTTACAGACAGCCGTTACAGGCAAAGTAAAAAAAGGTTCAAAGGCTGCCAAACGTCGTAAGAGTTATTGCGCTAGGTCTGCGGGTCAAATGAAAAAGTTTCCAAAAGCTGCGAAAAACCCCAACAGTCGTCTCAGGCAGGCGCGTAAACGGTGGAAATGCTAATGGAAAAGATATTAGTGACCTCTGTTGTTTCTGGCACGGTAGTTGCCTTTCTAGGGTTCTTTGGTTGGACAGCTTTAACTCTCATTGATGTTGATAAACGCACTGAGAAAACAGCGGTGAAGGTGGATCAAAACCATGCTATGATAACCACCTTGTGGGAAAGACTTATAGACAGAGATGTTGCGAGGGCAGATGTCGAGAGTACGAACAGGGCCAAAACCCGGTAAACCAACGCTAACGTATTTTAGGAAGGGCGGCGCGGTTTCTAGGAAGAGCAGAGGCAGCAAGATTTGCCCCGCAGGCAAAGCCTGGGCAAAGAGAACTTTTGATACTTATCCATCTGCTTACGCTAATTTGGCGGCGTCTAAATATTGCAAAGACCCTAACTACGCTAAAGCTTCTAAGAAAAGAAAGAAGTCGTAGTCATGGGGAAACTACAGGAGTGGTTAGATGAAGATTGGGTTCGCATTGACAGCAAGGGTAATATCGCAGGCGAGTGCGGTACTTCTAAAAATAAAAAGCGCCCTGATAGGTGCCTGCCTAGGTCTAAAGCGTCTTCTTTGTCAAAGTCTCAAAGAGCTTCTACTGCTCGTAAGAAAAAGCGTGAAGGTGCTAAAGGAAAGACTGTCGTCGCTAATACAAAGGCTGCGAAGGTAAAGAAGATGGCAAGGGGCGGTCCTGTGACCAGTGGACCGCAGCGAAGGTTGAACAGAGGTTGCGGCGCTGTGATGTCTAACCGCCGGAAACGAACGATCTACGCTTAAATGCTTGAGCAGCAGATAAAAGAGGAAATTAGGGAGTGGTCTAGGCACGCCCTAGAGGACCCTTCTCCCCTATTTAATAATCTACCCGCGTGTCCTTACGCCAAAAAAGCGTGGAGTGACGACGAGGTTGGCTTTGTTTTTAAGACCGAAACAGACAACTTACCTTTATATAAGACCATAGCAGGGTTTAACGATAAGTATAAATTAATCCTTGTGGTCGATCTTGCCTACAAAAAAGACCCTGACGAATTTGAAGATTTTCTTTATGATTTGAATGAGGCAATTGCAGAGGGCATGTTTGCCCAGAAAGACATGTGGGTCATGGGCTTTCACCCTGATGATGATTGCGAGGAATTGTTAAACGATGGATCTTTTTCTCCCTTAGTCGATAAAAGGTATGCTATTATTTTTGTGCAGAGGTTAAAGTATCTGCACCAGAAGGCCGAGGCTTTGAAGCCCTTGGGCTATTATGATGAGGCCTTTAAATGTGTTGAGAATAATGCTTTATATGCACAGCGAGAAACTCTTTATAGGAGATTGATAGATGGCAATGAAACCACGTAAAGGTAGGAAAACCGCTAGGAAACCTGTTAAGAAGATGCGCGGTGGTGGTATGGTTAAGAAGATGCGAAGCGGCGGCATGGTTAAGAAGATGCGAAGCGGCGGCATGGTTAAGAAAAGAAAGTAATGGCAAGTGGCCGTCTCCGACAGCAAGAACTTTGAGCTTGATGTAAACGAACACATTGAAGAAGCGTTTGAACGGTGTGGTCTCGAAGCTCGAACGGGTTATGATCTTCGCACCGCGAAGAGGTCTTTAAATCTGCTGTTTGCGGAGTGGGCTAACCGTGGCATAAATCGTTGGACGATTGAACAAAAGACGATTGCTCTAGCTAACGGGGTTGCTAACTACCCGTTAGGTACTTTGACCATGACAGTTAACTCAACGACGAGTTTTCAAGATGGTGAGACTATTACAGGTGGTACAAGTGAGGCGACTGCAAGCATTACAAATGTTGATTCTTCCACTGTACTGGCTATTACGATACCTAACGGGACGTTTTCTGCTAGCGAGACCATCACAGGTGGTACGAGCGGGGCCACTGCAACGGTTTCTTCTGCCGTATCTCTGGAAGACACTCAAGCCGCTATAGACGTTCTCTCTGCGGTGACAAGGCAAAACTCCGGTACGTCCAGTCAATCTGACTTATCAATCACTAGAATAGGCCGCGATGCCTATTTGAGTTTAACCAATAAACGGTCAACAGGTAGGCCTGTTCAGTTCTACGTGGATCGTCTAATAACCCCTGAGATTAAACTGTGGCCCACCCCGGACTCTAGCTCTTCTTATGAGCTTGTTTTTGATCGTTTGCGGCGCATAGATGATGCGGATACCCAAGAAAATACCGTCGAGGTTCCTTTCCGTTTTTATCCCTGCGTGTCCGCCGGTTTGGCCTACTATCTTTCGGTCAAGTTTGCCCCTGATAAGGTTCAGCTACTAAAGGCTATTTATGAAGAGGAACTTCAGAGGGCCATGCAAGAGGACCGGGATAGATCTTCCTTATTGATAGCCCCAAGCTTAGATTATTACAGGGTGTGAGATGGCTCGTTATTCTTCAGGCAAAAATGCGTATGCCATCTCAGACCGTTCAGGGTTCCGGTACAGGTACACTGACATGCAGAGAGAGTGGACCGGCTTGTTAGTTGGTAAAGACGAGTGGGAACCAAAACACCCACAACTTGGCCCTTTCAAAAACGCAGCGGACTCTGAGGCTTTGTACAACCCCCGGCCCGATAGGATAGAACCTTTAGTTGTTCATGTGGGGGCTTCCTCTTTTCCACAAGGTAAACCTGACATAAAGGCGGTAGGCGTAGTAGGAACCGTTACGGTGGTGACATGAGCTTCACTTATGCACAGCTTAAAACAGCTATCCAGGACTTTTCGGAGAATACGGAAAGTAGTTTTGTCACTAACTTGCCTGTTTTTATAAGAGGCGCGGAAGAACGCATATTCAAGTTAGTTGATTTAGAAAATTTCCGCAAAAACGCCACAGCTACGATGACGTCGGGTAATCAGTATTTAGCTATGCCCACTGATTTCCTAGCGGCCTTTTCTTTATCTATTACGAACTCAAGTTCTAAAGAGTTTCTACTCATAAAAGATGTAAATTTTTTACAAGAGTACTGGCCCACTGTGGCTTCTACCGGCGTCCCAAAATTTTATGCTGTTTTTGACGATTCTACTTTTTTAATTGCGCCTACTCCTAACGCAAACTTTGCGGTGGAGATGCACTACTATTATCGTCCCGCTAGCCTAACAGCAGGGGCGGATGGCGGAACAACATGGTTAAGTACAAACGGTCCTAATGCTCTTCTGTACGCTTCCCTTGTAGAGGCCTACATTTATATGAAAGGTGACTCTCAACTTCTTGCAACGTATGAGAAGCGGTTTGAGGAGTCCTTAATGCGGCTTAAAACCTTTGCTGAAGCTCGTGAAAACACTGACGCTTATCGTAAAGGTTTGCCGTCACAAGAGAGGTCTTGATGTTTTCTGCTACAATAGAGATGGACCCAAATTATAAGGTTTTAGTGCATACAACGGAACGTCGAGGGCATACGCCAGAAGAAGTAGCTAAAAGGTGTGCAGACCGATTAATTGCTGTTTCTGAAAATGCTCCCCCTGCGATCAAAGATCAGGCGCTTGCTTACCGTGATCAAGTTGAAAATTTGTTGAGTCTGTATATGAGAGAAGCTATAAATAGTGACAGAACTACAATTTTTAATGCTTTGAACGATGCGGGGCATCCAGAACTAGCTGAGTTAATAAGGAGACTGTAACATGGCTATATCACAGGCATTGTGTACGTCGTTCAAAAAAGAATTGATGACGGCGACTCACAACTTTACCAACAGTAGCGGGAATACTTTTAAACTAGCTCTGTTTACGAGCAGTGCTTCTTTAGGTGCTTCCACCACCGCCTATTCCACCTCTAACGAAGCTAGTGGCACGAATTACACGGCAGGCGGCGCTGCCCTAACTAATGTGACGCCTACAACAAGTGGAACCACCGCTCTCACTGACTTTTCTGATCTGACGTTTTCTAACGCGACTGTGACTGCCAACGGTGCGTTGATCTACAACGACAGTGCTTCAGGGGACCCGGCAGTGGCGGTCCTGGCTTTCGGAGGGGATAAAACCTCTACGGCGGGTGATTTCACTATTCAGTTCCCAACAGCGGACGCTAGCAACGCTATCATCCGTATTGCTTAAATAAGGGCCTAGGCCCGTGTCTTTAATTAGCGGTTGGAATAGAGGGTCTTGGTCACAAGGCGCTTGGGGCAGTCCCATTTCAGAACGTATCGCTGGGTGGGGCCGCGCTGGTTGGGGTGAGGGCCCTTACGGAGAAGCTGCTCCTCTTGCCGTAACAGGCGTTGCAGGCACTTCGGCGGTAGGCACCGTAAGCCTTGTTACCGTAAATAACATCCCTGAGACAGGATTGGCCGCAACAGGTTCCGTGGGTTCTGTGACCGTGTCTGCGGATGCTGACACTTCTGTTACGGGTTCTGCGGGCACTAGCGCTGTAGGCACGGTAGTAGCTTCCATACCTAAAACCGTAGCTGTTACGGGTTCTGCGGGCACTAGCGCTGTAGGAAGTATCTCTCTCTCCACATCAAACACGCTTTCTGTTACAGGTGTTTCTGCAACGGGTGAGGTAGGTTCTGTTGACACCCGAACAGGGATAACTGTTCAGGTTTCTACCGTTGTTGGAACGGGTTCTGCGGGCACAGCTTCGGTTGAAGGCCGCGCTAATGTCACTGTTTCCGGTTCTGCGGGCACAGCGGCAGTCGGATCTGTTGCGGATGCGGCAGCCGCAGGGGTAAGTGTTACAGGCGTTTCTGGGACAGGATCTGTTGGGTCTGTGACCGCAGCAAGCGTCAATGTGTTATCTGTCACTGGAATATCAGGCACCAGCGCGGTAGGAAGTGTAACGGCCTCTATACCGAAAACTATCTCTGTCACAGGATTTGGCGTAACTGGGTCTGTAGGAAGCGTAACAACTACTTCTGGTGCGATTATATCTCCAACAGGACTTGTAGGAAATTCTTCTGTTGGAAATCTCACAGTTTGGAGTAAAATAGAACCGAGCCAATCGCCGAGTTGGTCCGGGGTATCTCCGAGCCAATCGCCGAGTTGGTCAGGTATAACGCCAAGTCAATCGCCGAGTTGGTCAGGAACTACGCCAAGTCAATCACCGTCTTGGTCAGGTATAACGCCAAGTCAATCACCGTCTTGGGATGATATTGCAGCATAAGGAAA